ATAAATAGAAACTACTCCACTGCTGAATGTAATATTCCCATTAGCGATCGTAAACTTACATGAATCGCCTAATCCATTAACTACTCCATTTTCATAACTTGTTAAAAACGCACTTATATATGCATCCATTTTCGCGGTGTTATTAGCACCGTCAAACGTCAGTTTAACTAATCCCATTTAGAATTCACCTCCATCTAAATTTGTTGTTCCAGCATTAGAAATAGCGACTTTCCCTATTGAGGAATTCACATTTTTTGTTAAAATTTTTATCTTATCTGTTAGTCTAGTTCGATACTCTCCAAGCGTAATATAACACTGGCTAAAATTAGACTTATACTTAATCTGTGATATTACAGTGCTATATGATTTTTTATCCGTAAAAAACCCTATATAATCCCCTACAAATAAATTATTTAGAGGTTTAAATATAGAGTTACTACTTGCAAGAGTAAATGTTATAGAATGGTCAATATTAGAAGAAACCATTTCACTTCTAGCGGTAGTGGCTAATGTTTCATAATCACTATCTGAATAACACGAATATGACAACACAACATTCGAATATCTTTTCTCATCGAATATATTCGTACTGATAGTCCCATCTGTTAAAAGGCAGTAAGCAATTACTTCATTATGCTCAGTATTTTCTTTCTTGGGATAAAATATCACCTTATTGGTAACCTGTTCATCACTATCAGAAATTGAAAGATCACTAATAGCTGATAGGTTTGATTTCATTTTAATTCCAGTGGTCGCCTTATATATAATTAATTCAATACCGGAAAATCTGCCCCGAATAAATCCAACATTATATTTAATATTTATCTCATATGTTTTACTAACAAGTTCTATTAGTTCAGTAACTGTTATTAAATTATCATCACCAAATACTAATGAACCATTTACTTCAGTTTCCTTTGAAATAGTTAAATATGGCAAGTCTTGAATAGAATCACCAGAATTAATAAAATATCGATTAATGATTGAACTTAAGTAAGCAACTAAATCGCCACTGAATGACTCAATAGGAACTTTAACATTAAATATTTCTTTAAAGTCATTAGTTTGTATTTTAGATTTTCCATCTTCGCTCACATTAATAGTTTCAATAATTCCTACGTATGAATAATTACATTCTTTAAGAACAACCAGGTCGCCTATATCAGCATTAATATTAATTTTATTAACATTGAAAGTTGATTTTTGACTAATCACAAGATCAATAACTAATTCAAAATCCGCATCGACATATCCATAATCTTTATATAAAAGATTGCTTTTATCCAAGAATATTAATTGCATAATTAATTACCTAAATATCTGAAAGTAAATGTTATTTTGCACTTAGTGTCAGATGAAACACCAGATTTAAATTCTATATCATATGTACCTGGGGGCATAAATAGAAAATTATCACATGTAAAGTCCTGATATTGATAAATGCTTTCAGTCTCTCCGTTTGTTTCCAATGTCATTATTTGATTCGTTTCTTTTGAATCAACCACTAAAGTGCAATCATTACTTTCAACAAACATTTTCATCTTAGAAACTTCTTGATCATCCTTAAGAATAATAACCTCTGGATTTGAAATGGCTCCAGCGATTTCGATTCTCATGGGAGCTATTTCACTCCCATTATTTGTAATCCTGATCATTCCTTTATACGTTTCAGAATAAATATATGGATAAGTATGTGGATATATCTTTGCGTTCGTATTTTGAATCAGTTTTATTTCTGAAGTCATATCTTTTTGCCACAAAGAAAGCTTATCCAACTTGATTTCACTTTGAATAGTCCTCGCTATCAATTGTTCTTTGCTCACCTCGCTGATTTCCACTTCACAATAACGGAGATCAACAGATTTATAATAAAGTAGTAATGAGCTACTTCTTGATAAATAATCAAGGAACTGACAATAGCCTTGATAACCTTCGAGAAAAACTAAGTATAAAGTGATTTTTTCAATAGGATTTTCTTGTTTAACCATTGAGTAGGTATTGTTAAATTTCACATAGGTTAATGTTTTAGAAAATCCAAGACCACTTAATGAGGAAATAAGAATATTGTCTTTATAAGATAAGTACAACTTTTCACCTGATTGGTTTTGCAAATATATATTTCTCATTATAAATAATTTTCTCCTAATGATTGATTGATTGAATCAATATCAAAGGTAGAAGCGGTAGTATTGACAGTTACATTATTAGTAGTATTTTGATTATTGTTATTTGTAGTAGCTGTATTGCCATTAGAGTTCCCTAAATTGAATTTATCATTAAACCATTCTCCCATCTCGCCAAAAGCATTTCCTAATTTTTCGATTGGCCCAATTGCCTTCTCAATCAACCAAGAAACTCCATCAATGATTTTTTGAATTACTTCTAATATTGGTTCTAGGAATGTCATTAATATGTCTAAAGCAGGCACTAAAATAGAACTGCATAAATTCGCAATCATTTCAATTAATGGTGCTATCAATTGTAGGAATTTGCCTAACATTTGAAATTGAATAACAATTGGCTTTAGTAATATATCTAATAGTGGCACCAATAGTTCAATAACTTTTACAACAAGATCAATAATTATTTGAAATATTGGTTGCAAAGCATCTATCAATATTTGAACTATATCCATTATAGGAGTAATTAAGTCCATTAAAGTTTGTCCCATCCTCATGAGTGACTCTTTAAAGGTATCTGATTGCATCAAACCCACTGCTAATATAGCTATTAAAGCACCTATTCCTAATGTAGCAAAATTTATACCTGCTCCAGCAAACATACCTCCCGCACCTACACCTTTTAAGCCAAGCATTACTGCTTTTAATATTGGCACACCTTTACCAACAACAGTCATAACAGGTCCAATTGCACTAGCAACACCTAATAATATTCCGATCATCTTTTTAGTACTAGAAGACATTTCTACCCATTTTTGAATCCATGTTTTAAGAGTTGGAATCACCTCATTTTGTACCTTATCAACAAGTACAGTTATGGCAGGAAGCAAAGTCATAGAAAGACTAATTCCAAGGTTCGATAATGACTGTTTACACGCGTCTAGCGTATCAGTAAATGTTCCAGCAATTTCTGCTTCCTCATTAGTCACTATTCCTAAATCACGAGCATCCTCCCTAAGCCCGTTAATCGTATCCGCTTCCGCGGAAAGCATAGGTAATAATTCGCTCCCGATATTTTCGCCAAAGATGTCATTGGCGACAGCAACTCTAATAGATTCATCTTCTACTTCAGATAGAGCACTTCTAATAATCTCAAAAGCCTCATCAGTATTCTTACCCTTTAGATCGTCTACACTCAGGCCAATTAGCGATAATGAATCAGCAACCTTGTCTCCTTCACCAGACGCAATTTCACCTAATACGGTATTAACTTTAATAAATCCTTTTTCAAGACTATCAGTTGAAGTCGCCATTATACCGGCTGTATAATTCCACTCCTGAAAGGCTTCAGCACTCAGCCCAAGTTTTGAAGCGGTATCACCAAATTCATCAGCCGAATATGCCGACTTAACCGCAAAAGCAGATAATGCTGATACTGCCCCTAAAATTGGAACAGTTACTGATTTGGTAAGAGTAGATCCTAATGAAGCGACTTTATCCCACTTTACATTGCCTAAAGCAAATATCTTTTCACTTGTCTTCTCCAACTTATTATTTAAATTAGATACTTCGGCTTCAGTGTATTGAACGTTTCTTTTAAGCTTGTTATATTCTTTTTCGGACATATCGCCTATTTGAACAGCTTGTTTACCTTTTTTTAACTGTTCATTTTGATTTTCCAACTTCTTTTTGGTTTCTACAAGAATATCATTGAGCTTTGCCTGCTTAGACTTCCATAAATTAACATTAGTGGAATCAAATTTTAAATTACTATTAATCGCTTTTAGGTCTTTCTGGTCTTCTCTAAGTTCGGATTTTATTCCTTTTAATTCATTTTCAAGGTCTTTTCCATCAAGAGTTAGTTTAATATTAAGGCCTCTTACTGTCTCTGACATTTTGCTACCTCCTTACATGAAAAATGCATCTATATCTGCTTGTGTGGCGTCTCTATCGCCTTTATCGAAATCGAGTGCTTTCAATTCTAAATCTATTAGTTCTAAATATATTTCAATGTCAAAATGCTTGGCATCTTCTAAAGAGATGCCGAGTTTTGATAAATTGAAAATGATATTTGCTGTGGCGCTATGTTGCTCTACTTCCTGCCTATTGGTGTGGGATTGAAGTACCCTTGTTTATCTTTCCTAACAATTGTCCTATCGCATCAGATAATCTTTCTAATGCTTTAGGTTCATTTAATACTTTAAAATCAACTGTTTTAAGAAAATCATTATAAGAAGAATTGGTAAATGGTCTGTTTAAAATATAGGTTATTCTAAATATAGTATCTAAGATTTCTGAGACGTTGTCTTCGTTTGATTTATTTGTATCTAAATTCTTTACGTCACTAAATAGTTCTGTGCCAAATACCTTTTTATACTCAATAATTGTAAATAAAGAGGATTGGAGTTTATACTCTTTTCCTCCCAATTCAATTGAACTTTCCATATGGTTCCTATCCTTCCGTTGTAACAATTAACACAGGTAAAACAGGTTTAGAATCTAAGAATGTATTGTAATTTGTATCCCCATTATTAGAAATCGCTCTTAATACCGGCCTTCCACTTACATTTATTGGTCTGGCTGTTACAGTAAGACTTACTGTGTTAGCTTCTATTGAATCCGTTTTCGATTTACTAGCAGACCCAACAGGAGTCGCAGTACATAAGAAATACCAAATACGACGAGATTTAGCATCTCCTTGGATTTCATATCCTAAAGCGAATGTTTTTGCTTTAGAATCGGTAAGTTCGATAAGATTCCCGTTAGTATCTTCTTCATATCCTAATATGTCTTTTTTAAATTCATCATCAACTTCTGTTAGCGTTAACGTTACGTTTGAACCAGCGTTCGAAATAAGTGTGGCGTAGACTTGATCATCCGCATAAACTTGTGTAGCACCACCAATAAGTTCAGTCGATACTTCTTGAGCACCTTTTAACTTCTTTGGTTCAGCAAATATCCAGCTTTCGCCATCATCTGATAAACTAGCTAAAGCATAGTGAACATTTCGCAAACCGAACGTTACTTTATTATTCATCTTTCACTTCCTCCATTTTCACTTCATATACAACCGATATACTTCCATCATCATTCCTAAATTCAGAAGCAACCGAATAATTTAAATCATTTTCTATAAATTCTTTTTCTAATAAATCTTCTTGGACTTTATCCTTTTTATCAGTAACTAATGTTATTTGAAATATGTGCTCTCTAATTAAACTTAAATCGTCAGCGTAGGTTAACGATCGATTACCAATTTTTTGATAAACTATAAAAGGTTTATCATTAGCTGACATTTGTTCGTTTACATTAAGTGCATAAGAAACATGATCTTTAGCCACTTTTTCTAATAATTTATATATCTTTTCTAACATTACTTACCTCCCAGTTTAATAATTTTCGTAATATCTTCCATCATTTGTGGAGTAAAAGCATCATATGCAGGACGCATAAATGGTCTAGCATTCACATACTTTCCATTTTTATGAATAAATCCAAATTCGACCAGATGTACAATCCGACCTTTTTCTTTGGAAAAGATAACAACACTTTGACATATACCTTTGCCTTCTTTTTGCATTATAAATGAATCCGCCAAATGCAAATTTGATGCACCTCTCGGGGCATTGGTCTGTATATAGTCAATTATTTTATCACCAGTAATTAGTAATTGTTTTTCAAATTTTCCATCTATATCTTCAACATATTCAGAAATAATTGACGAGATTTCATTTGCAAATTCATCCAACGTAGCCATCAATATCCTCCGGATTCAAACCTGTTTCATTCAAATACAATTCAATATATTGACCATTGATAAACGTTCGTTCTACTGTATATATACTTTTATTTACTTGTAAATATTTAGATTCGTCATAAATAAACGAAATAATTTTAACAGCTAAGTCTACTCTATATCCTTTTTCTGCTGAATTATAATATTCTTTTGCGTTAACAGAAAAAGAAATGCCAGTAATTGTCTTCGAACTTACCAATTTAAGTTTTTCATTACCTATACTATCTTTGATATTTTCAACATTAATTAATGTGAGTTTAACATTGGGTGCATTAGGAAACATCAGGAGTTACCTCCGGCTGAAAATACTAGCTGTTTAAGTAGCATATCAAACGATTTAGGTAACTCCTTAACTGAACCATCATTTTTGAAACCGAAGAATGTCTTACAATAAATTAGAATTAAGGCTTCAACCATTTTATTTGACTCATTGTCGACAACTTCTTTATTAACACCCGAACTAACAAGCAGTTGTTTGCATGCATCAATGTGCATATTCAATTCGCTATCCGCGTAGGTTTCTTGTGCAGGAATTAATAGCGATTCCTTAACGATGTCCAGCATTTCCTACTACCTATTATTCCCCAGCTTCAACAGCTGTGGCTTTTTTAATTCTAAGGAAACCGTTATATCCAACAACGTTTCCGCCGGTGAATACTGAGGCCTTATAGCAAATGATGCCATCCTTGAATTTGTAGTCTGTGGATTTTCCTATTTCAACAGGTGAGAAAATAGGTACTTCGTAATTCTGTAAGGAACCATAAGCCATCGTCAAAGCTCCTTCGGTGGAATTAGGATCACTTAAAGCAGTACAATTTGAGTTAATAACATAAGGAATCCCATCAATAGTTTTAGCTTGATAATCAATCGTATGAACTTTTCTACCTTCTTTAGTTCTCAACTTAGCAAATGCGCGTAAATCATTTTTATTCAAGATTAAACATGCTCCACCTGACAATTCTTCATCCCCACCATAAGCAAAGATAATATCATCGAGCGTAGTATCGGTAATCGTTGAAATTTCTAATGGAACTGAATCTGCTAAAGCCAAGGCCTTATCAGAGAAGATGCCTGTGAATGTATTTGAAGTACCTGCGCCATTTAATATTTGTTGAGAGATTTTCTTTCTAAGTGAAATATTGATATTCTTAATGACTTCTGCTTGATATGGAAGTGAAGGTAACTTTTCCAGTTCTTCTGTTATTTCTGTATAAGCAGTTACTTTAACTTTTGTAATGGTGATATATCCGTATTCAGGTTCAGTTTCTGAATATGATGCGCCCTCTTCAGTTAAACCAGCACTTCCATGTGATTTAACAAAACTCTTTTTATAAGTTTCGCCACCATTTAAATTAACAACTTTCACTTGATCCACAAGTGTGGAAACTTCAGCGAATGGAACATCAGTAATTGTTCCTGAGACATTTTCAGGTAGTAATACATCATTAGAAGAAACAGTGATAGTTCTATTTTCTTTGAGATCCAAGCCTCTTTTTTCTAAGAATTCTTTGTCTTCGCCTTTTGATTCAATAAAGATTGGTTTAATATTTGTTTTATTAATTATTTCCATCTTTCTCTCAAGAGTTCCTCTTTCTTCTTGAAGACTATCACATTCTTTTTCATAATCAGATAGTTTTTCAACATCAGTTTCAGTATCTGACACACTTCGAATTTCCGTCAGTCTTGTCTCGATTTCTTTCATTCTTTTCATTAAATTCATTTAATTAACCTCCTAAATTATCGATTTAATATGAATCTTTGTTCTTATCAGTTCAGTCTTTTTCTTGTTTTCTTTTTCTGTCAATTCATTGTCAACTAACTCCATAGCCTTTAGTTCTGCATCCGCAAGTTCTAAAGAACGACTATAAATTGAAGTGCCATCATAAGCGGGTAAATCAACTATCGATACATCGTAAAGTCTCTCAATTCCAAGGATTCTACGTACCGGTATCTTTTCACTTCTATCCCATGTTTGCTTAGATACACTAAAAGAAAACGACATTTTATCTAAAAGACCCGAACGAACCATTTTATATATATCCCTATTGGAATCAGTATCCACTAATTCCGCATGTATTTTTAAGCCGATATTATCTACTTCTAAGGACAAAGATTTATTCTTTGTTCTTGCTATAATAAGATAATTATCAGTATGGTTATATTTCATAGGAACATCTTTCATTAACGTATCTGCTAAGGCAGTTCTATCAATAATCTCTTTAAAGCCTCTTTCTTCATCACCAATTAATGTTTGCTGTTCAAATACTAAAGCATAACCTTCTAGAATCATCTTTCCTTCAGTTTCTTCAAGTTTTAGATCGGACATTCTAATCTCTTTATTTTTCATTATTTCTGACCTCAACTTGCTGTTTACTTTTATTACTTAGCTTTTCGCTAACTTTATTAATAACCTCGTATTCTAATTCGGCGTCATAATACGAAAAGTCATTGATCTTGTGTTCCTTACAGAACTTATCAATGACTTCGATTTTTTCTCTTTGCTTATCTAGTGTGTTTTTAAGCGCTCCTTTAGTTACACTACCATTAATCTTTATTTTCATCTTTTACAGAGTTCTCCTTTTATTTAATTTCATCTGCATCATTTTCACCAACCTGATACTGGTTGGCTTTACTTGCGTCAACATAATTCAAAGATTGTAATCTCTTATTACCACCTTCAACTGGTTCCAATCCCAAAAGATTACGAGACTCATTTAGTGACATTATTCCTAGACCCATTAACTTTTCTATTGCGCTAACTTTGGTGTTCCAAGATGCATATTGAAGCCTTTCGCTAAATAAGCGTATCTCTTCTCCTTTTTTCAATTCATTATCAGTAAGTAAACAAAGTGAGAAAGCTTCGCTTAATTGAATAGCGATAGGTTCTATCGTTGATTCATAAAAGGAGTTATATTCTTCTTCTGTATACTTAGAAGTAAATATTGCGGAACTTACTCCATAATAGTCTAGAATCTTTGACTGAACAAAATTCAAAGTATTCTGTTCGATCATTTTCGGATCAACACTTATTGGTATATATTCACTTTTTAGATCCATGGGAATGACAGATGTTTTTTTATATACTGCTGTACTTATTGCATTGTTGAATTCACTTATTTGCTTCTCTTTATCTTCTTTATTGAGTAACCCATTTAATTTTAATATTCCTTTAATTTGAAAGGATGAAAGCATTGCGCTTTCGACTCCTTGCAATAAGGAATCATTAATTCTAACTGTTTTAAGCAAAGCATCGTGATCTCCTGAGGAACTTGAACCACCAAATATATCATTTTTACCATAAAACCTTTTAAGATGAATTACATTTTCATATGGTAATATATAATTCGTTCCATCTTCAAAATAGAACTTTAAATAATAATTATTCCCGCCATCAATAATCGGTTCTACTACAATCGGATTCAGGGGATAAAGTGCTTCAATTTTTAGCGTAATATTATTGTATTTAGGATAGATAAATACGTTATCGTTCATAAGTAATAAAGTCACTGTCTTATATAGAAACTGAAAAGGAGTCATTACTTAGTTTGGTTTGTTTCTTAAGATAAATGAAAGATCGCCAGTCTTCTCTGTTTCTATTCCATTTTTGTCTTGTTTGATATAACGGATTTTGAGTTTTGCACACTGAGAAGCAACGCGGTCAATGCA